AGGTACCTAAGACAGCATGCCTGACCAATCACCACGCAAGCGCTTCGACGATCGCAACGCGCGATCGATGGCGATGATCCGTGAGATGCTCGACAATCATGAGATCGATCAGCGTCTGACGCCAGGCCAGCTGCACGCGGCTGTTGTCGAGAGCCTTGGCTGCGAGCCGATCGTGTTCGTATGCAATCTCCTGGCCATGGCCATGCACGCCAGGTCGAAGATCACGATCAACCCGTCCGAGGCAGCCAAGATTGGGCTTGCGGTGATGGACAGGCTGTATGGCCCGCCTGACGTGAAGATCAGGAAGCAGCTGCAGAGCGAGGCACAGTTCGAGCTTGAGTTCGCCTGGGCGCGGCCTGAGGGCGAGGTGACAGTGGTAGCGGAGGGTGAGCTATGATTCCGGCATTGATCAATCTGATTTTCTGGCTGCTGATCCTTGGCATCCTGGTGGCACTGGCTGTGTGGGTGCTTGGCCAGCTTGGCCTGCCTGAGCCGATCAGGCGCATCATCTACGTCACGGTCGTTGTGCTGGTCGTGCTGGTCGTGGTGCTGCTGTTGCTGCAGCTCGTTGGCGGTGGCGGGATCGGCCTGCCGAAGCTGGCATGAGAGTTCTGGTAGGATGCGAGTATTCGGGACGCGTGCGCGAGGCTTTCCGGCGCCGCGGACATGATGCCTGGTCGTGTGACCTGCTGCCGGCTGAAGATGGCAGCAGGTGGCACATACAGGGCGATGTGATGCCGCTGCTTGATGAAGAGTGGGATGTGGCGATATTCCATCCGCCATGCACGCATCTGGCAGTGAGCGGGGCGAGACATTTTGCGGACAAGCGCAGGGATGGGCGACAGCAGGCGGCACTGAGCTTTGTGCAGCATCTGATGTCCGTGCCGTATCCGTATGCACTCGAAAATCCGGTATCGATCATCTCGACAGTGATCCGCGAGCCCGACCAGACCATTCATCCCTGGCAGTTCGGGCATGGCGAGACCAAGGCGACCTGTCTGTGGCTGCGCGGGTTGCCCAGGCTGGTTCCTACCAATGTGGTTGATGGCAGGGAGCAGCGGGTGCATCGCATGGCGCCGTCGCCTGACAGGTGGAGAGAGCGCAGCCGCACCTATAGCGGCATTGCGGAAGCGATGGCCGATCAATGGGGCTCGCTGACGGTCAGGCACAATCTGGTGGGCGAGTTCGAGCTTGCATGACCGTCATAAAAGGCCGCGTGAACTTCAAGCCCAAGCCGCACCAATATGCCGTGATGACGGACCAGCACAGGCACCGCTGTGCCGTGATGCACAGACGCGCCGGCAAGACGGTGATGGCGATCTTTGACGGCGTTGAGACGATGCTGGCTTGCAAGCTGCCATATCCACGTGTCGCCTACATCGCACCGTATCTCAAGCAGGCTCGCAAGCTGGCGTGGGACTACCTGGCGACGACCTGCAATGATCCCCGCTACTTCGATGTCAACAAGTCTGACCTCGAGGTGACGTTCAAGCTGAATGGCGGCAAGTTCATGCTGCTTGGCGCCGACGACGGCGGCGTCAAGCTGCGTGGCATCTACCTGGACAAGGTGATCGTTGACGAACTGGCCGACTGCGATCCGCGGCTATGGTCGAGCGTGCTGCGCCCATGCCTGGCCGATCGCAAGGGGCGTGCGCTGTTGATGGGAACGCCGCGGGGCAGGATGAACCTGCTGCATGACCTGTCAAAGACCAGTCCTGATGATCCCGACTGGTCCTATCACCAATATGATTGCACGCAGACGGATATGGTGTCGCCTGAAGAAATCGAGGCGATGCGGCGTGATCCCAACATGCCCGAAGCGATGTTCGAGCAAGAGATGATGTGCAGTTTCAACGCTGCCTTGCTTGGCGCGATCTACGGCCGCGAGATGAATGCGCTACAGAGCGAGCGACGCTATACGACGGTCAATTTTGACGCGACGCTGCCTGTGATGACCAGCTGGGACCTTGGCTGGCAGGACGCCTGCGCCATCATATACTGGCAGCGCGTGGGCACGGAGCTGCGGGTGATCTGCGCTGAGGAATACACGCTGACCGCTCTGCCGGTCATCTGTGCGGCTGTGCGGGCCAAGCCGTGGGCATCCAACTACGTCGCGCACTATGGCCCGCACGATATCGCGGTCCATGAGCTTGGATCGGGCAAGTCGCGCTGGCAAATCGCCCAGGATGCCGGCATTGAATTCGAGCCGACGGTGAACTGGCCGGTTGAGGATGGCATTGAAGCGGTGCGGGCGATCCTGCCGCACATGTGGATATCCACAGACCAGGCCGACAGGTTGTTGGAAAGCCTGTGCAACTACCGTTTTGTGTTTGACGACGAACACAGGACGTTTAAGACTAAAGCCCTTCACGACTGGACGTCCCACATGGCCGACGCCGCCCGCATGTTTGCGGTGGCGAACGATCCTGCGTTGGTGTCGCGCGAACTCCCTGTTCGCGGGTTCTCTCGTAGGCGAGGCCATGAGGGAAACCAGCGGTGGTTGCTGTAGCATCATACGACCCCGACATCGTAGCCAGGCTGCGGCAGCGCATAGAACAAGCAATCGACGCACAGCAGGACAAGGCCAGGCAGCGCGCGCGCGCCTGGCAGCAATTCAGCGGCGGCCCGACCGGCACCGAGCAGGAGGGCCGCAGCCAGGTCCAATCCGGCGATGTCAATTCGATGATCACTGCGGTTTGCGCGCAGATGGTCATCTCTTTCAGCACAGACACGGTGGTTTCGTTCGCGGCCAACAATGCCGAGGACGAACAGAGCGCCAAGGCTGAGAGCCGCGCGGTCAACAAGGTGCTGATCGAGGATAATGGTGGTTTCAGGCGCATCCTGGAGGGCGTGCAGAACGCGCTGATGTACCGCACCGGCTATATCAAGTGCTGGTGGCTGGTCGATAAGAACACCTACACGGTGAGCTTCGACAACGTCGAGGAAGCGGATCTGCCCCTCCTGGCGGAGAGCGAGCCGGGCAAAGAGCGGCGCCTGATCAGCTATGACAAGGACAAGCTCACTGCCCGGCTCGAAGTCACGGAATCATCCAACAGGCTGACCGTGCGGGCCGTAGCCAATGAACGGTTTTTTATCGATCCTGACTTTGAAGACCAGGAGTTGGACGGGTGTCTGCTCTGCGGTGAAGTGCATTACTGTACGCGTGATGAACTCTCGCGCATGGGCGTCGATTGGGAGCTCGTGAAAGAGCTGCCGGCTGTTCAAAAGGGTGTCGGCAATGAAACACAGACGCGCCGGATGCAGCAGAGTGGACTTGTAGAACCCCTGGTTTTTCAGGGTGAGTTGGTGCGTGTCTATGAGGCTTATGCGCGTCTTACGTTCGATGATGATGACGACCGGACGTATCTCTACAAGTGCTGGATAGGGGATGCCACGGCGCGAAATCCTGGCTGGCTGCTTGATCCGGAACCAGTGTCCAGGATCCCGTACGCGTGCGGCACGTCGTTTCCTGTAGCTAATCGGCATGACGGCGAATCCCTCGCTGAGAAGCTCTACCAGGTGCAGGCTGGCAAGACCGAGCTGCTCAGGCAATGGATCGACAACATCCAGAACTGCTCATTCGGTCGCCATGCGGCGTTGCTTGGACAGGTGATCGACGCTGACATCGTAACGCCGAAGCCTGGCGGTGTCATTCGCGTCAAATCGGCTACGGCATTGACGCCATTGCCGGTGATCGACGTCGGCCCTTCGATCAAGATGGGCCTGGAAGAATTCGACAAGATGCGTTCGGAGAAGGGCGGCGCGTCTCTCGACATGGTTGGCGCCGAAATGCAGATCGCGTCGGATTCCGCGCACGGAACGGAACGCGTTTATGCTGCCAAAGAAATCCTGGTCGGCTACATGGCCCGAAACCTGGCCGAAGGGATGGTGCGGCGTCTTTTTCTACTGGGTCATGCCGAGCTGCGCGATGGCGACGGCGGGCCGATCGAGATGAAGGTTGGCGAGCAGTGGGTGCAGGCCGATCCGCAGCAATGGCCGGCCAGGACGCATTGCAACGTCAATGTGGCGCCGTCGTTTGGCGAGCGCATGCTGCAGGCCAACACGCTGTTTCAGGCGATCGGGCTCTACCAGGCTGCGATGCAGGGCGGACTTGAGGGCGAGCTGGTCTCTAAGCCTGGTCTGTACAAGCTGACGACGGATTGGCTGCGGCTGAACCTGATTGACGACCCTGAGAGCTATTTCACGGACCCGACGTCGCCTGGCGCGCAGCAGGCGGCGCAGCAGAAGCAGCAGGCGCAGCAGGCCGCGGCCGAAGCGCAGAAGGAATTGCTGGCTATTCCTGAGCAGATCAAGGCCATGCAGGAAAAGTACAAGTCGGACCAGAAAACGCAGTTCGACTACTTCAACGCGGTGCTGCAGACGATGGTCAAGACCAGCGAAATCGAACAGCAGGGAATGGTCGATGTTATTGGGGCGCGAACACAGGCTGAAGCTGTCCAGAGCGCTAACGCCAGAGGTGCTGGAACTGCTGGAAATGGATCTAAGGATGCGGGCAACGGCGGAACTCGCAATGCCGCCGCAAAATCTCGAACAAACGGTGGCCGAAATAGTCCTGCGGCTAAGGGGAATTGAGTATGTCTGCAGACAGCTCGCAGCAATCCGAATCGAGGAAGAATAATTCCCGTTACGAGCGCGCGGCGCAGCAGGCGTTGCCGGCTGATGAGCGTGCGTCGCAGCGCGAGGCGACGCGGACGCAGGCCGAGCAGGATCGTGCGGCGCGAGCTGCCGAGCGTGAGAAGCTGCGCGGCAAGGCGGCTGAGATAGACGACATATCGGCGCTGCTGGGCGCCCCAGAGAGCAAGAAATCCGATCGCAGCGACCGCAGCGTCCACAGCGCACGCGATGCTGACGACGGTGCCGGCCGGTCGGGTGCGGAAGCCCCTCTACGGTCATCCGATCGGCCGGCATTGGAACTTGACGACGACGAGGCTGACGACGATCAGCCGAAGCGGCGAAAGAAGGCCAAGACGCTACAGGCTTTTGTTGAGGAACACGAGCTCGAGCCGAAGGCCATATACGACCTGGAAATCAGCCTTGAGGAAGGCGACGAGCCGGTCACCATTGGCAAGCTGAAGGACCATTTCAAGGAAACCCGCGACCTGGACGCCAGGCGCGACGAATTCGAGGAATGGCAGACGCAGAGCCAGAATGAAGTTTTGACGGCGAGAATGCAGATCGAGCAAGTGCTTGCGCGGGTGACCGATGTGGTGCCGCCCGACGTCCTGGCGAGAGCCTTTGCGGACATGCAAGCGGATTCGACTGCCCGGCTTGAGAAAAGCCGGCAACAGCTCACCGAATGGTTCCCACAATGGCGCGACGCGCAGGTTAAGGCGAGGGATCGCGAGCGGCTGGAAACAGCGCTTGGCTCCTATGGCTTTTCCAAGTTCGAGGTGGGTGCCGTGCAGGATGCAAGGCT